TAGAGGCGGGTGCGTTTGCAATGGCCATCGGGTTCCTAACAACCGCCGACAAACGGCCCGGTAAGGCCCCTACGCGGCTGTAGGACGGGCGCGGGTCTTGCCCCGGCCCCGTAGCATCCCAAAGTCGTACGTGAGCGCAGAAAGGCGGTAGAGCGCGCCCCCGGTGTACGTCGCGGCGGGAGTGACCGTGAGGCGGCACCGAAGCGCGCGGCCCCGTTGGGACACCACACGACCCCGGAGTAAGAAGTTGTCGGGCTCCGCGAGGATCGTATCGGCGGACCACGTGTAAGCGTTATCCGCGACGGTGGATTGCTTGTTGCGGCGTTCGTCTTGGGAGTATGCCTCGACGGTTATCGCGGCTTGAGGATCGGCCCATCCTTCGCCTTGCGACCCGGAGACGTAGACCTTCCACAAACGCAGCTCTTGCGCGCGATCCTGACGCAACCACGGCAACCCGACGGTCTGGGTGAAACCGATCAAGTTTTCGTCGTCGTCGGCGGGGTCCTGGTCGCGGCGGTCGTCGAACGACAACCGATAAAGGGTGTATTTGCCGGAGGTGGTCGTGCTCCCCGCGCAGATCGCGTAGACGATGCCGTCGATTTCCGCGACATCGTCCAACGTCCCCCAAGGCCCGGTGAACGTGGTCCACCGCTGCGCGCGTAGGTCGTAGACGTAAATCATGAATGAGGCCAAGAACCACACCTGGGAGAGGCTCGGAAGAAACCGCGCCCGGTGGATCGTATTGCCCTCACCGAAGCGCTTACCCCCCAATGCGCGTCCTATGGGAACGATTTCGAGTGACGGGGTCATGAGATGGATCCCCGTGCGGTGCGCGAACATAACGCCCAACGGGGTCTCGACGACCGAGCCGACTTGGTGAGGTTCTACGCCTACGCCCCGGACCACGGTCTCGGGAAGAGAGAATGCGCCGTTACCCAACGCGTCGGGTCCTTCGCCGGTCACCACACAGATTTGCTCGTGCTGGAGGATCACCAACTTGTCGAACATGGACGCGACCGCGAGGGGTGCGCCGCCTTGGTTGTCCACACGGAACGAGAGCACCGAATTCCACCGGGGATATTGCGGTTCGAACGTCTCGGTCGTGAACATGATGGTCTCGGGGATGTCCGAGCGAACCCCGACCAAACGGTTACGGTGGGCGGTGATGTGTTTGATCGGCGGTGCGAGCTCCGAGGCCAAGACGCCCCCGGTGGTGTAGAGCGTTTCGCCCTCGGCTATGTCCGTATCGGATAAGTTGTCGGTAAACGTGATGAGCCCGGGGACCGAGGTGTCGAGTACGTGTGTCGCGAAGATTAGGTTAAACGTCGAACCGTTCTTTTGCGTGCGGTAGATCTTGACGCGCAGAGCCGCGACGTTGAACTGGGTAACTTGGTCTTCGTCGCGGGTGGGGTCCGGGACTTGGATCTGTAGGGTCGGGGTCGGGTTCGTGGATGCCGACTTGTAAATAAAAGTCGTCGACGGCGGCGAGACTTGGATGTTGCCGTGGAAGTCGACGTATTCGAATAGCGCAACGTAGCCCCACACGTTGGCCGCGGCGCCGAAGGTTTGCGGCACGATCGCCGGCGGTACCAAGAACGCCGCGGGGAACACCCGGGTCTCGTCCGAAGCCGCGAGGTACGACCCGGTTAGGAAATGGGTATTCTGTAGGTGGGCAGAATAGAAAAACGGGGATGTGCCGTCGAAGTAGACTAGGCGGATTCGTCGCACCGCGCGCGAGATGCGTTCGTTCGCCGAGCCCCCGGTTTCCATCGCGACGGGAACGGGACACATCCCCCCGGCCCCGACGGGAAGGAGCGGCGGCGGATAGCCGGCGTTGGCTTCAAAAATATCGTCGAGAGGACCCCGCCACATCCCGTATTCGTCAAAGGCCAATTGGCCCTCGGTCAATAGAACGTCTAACGCTTCGTCGTAGTAGGCGAGTGTCAGGTTTGCGAATTGGGTGTCCGGGGCGGACGTGGCGTAGATCCCGACCCGGAGCTTGCCGTTGACGTTGGCTGCGTCGGTACCGATCTGCATCCCCGAGTAAGTCATAAGCGCACCGGCGTTGGACACCGAGGCGGATATGAAAAGGGGTTGGTACTTGATGTCGCCTATGCCCCATTCGGCCGTCCCCGGGATATCGAGGTTGTTCCACAATGCGACGTACGTTCCCCCGGAAGCCAAGGCCAACGTAAAATGTGGGGCGATCCAATTCGTGGTCCCCACCGTATGGTCGATCCCGAGATAGACCAGATGCAAGCCCACGGTAGGCGCCGCGGCCGACATATAACCGTAGATCGGTGTTGAGCCGTCGATCGCCCACACCCAAACCTCGGCGTAAGCCGGAGTCGGGGTCAACGTGGACGGGGAAGAGAGCACTTGCACCCCGGAGACGGGCTCCGCTTGCACGGTGGCTTTCTTCCAGGTGAACGGTGCGGCGCCTCCTTCCACCCACGTGACCTCGACGGTGTCCCCGAGTGAAACGGCATCGACCGGGCGGATTATCGCGGCGGTAGAGACCGCGGTCGTCATCGGGGTCGTGGTGGTCTTGAGGACGAAGTCGCGCGACCCGGTAGGGGCCTGGGTAATCGTCGAGAAGTGAAGCGAAGCCCCGGGGAGATGCACGAGCACCCATGCCGGATCCCCCGTGAGGTAGACGTTCGACGTGACGACCCGCACCACCGAGGTCCCGTCGAAGCGGTGCGTAAAGTAGATGGCCCCGTTGGTTACGTCGACCACGTGCACGAACACCTGGAACGTGCCGGTGTCTTGGTAGTAGATACTTCCGGAGTTGTCCGCCACCGTTTCGCCGCTGCATGCCGTCGCGATGCAGACACAACCGAACGCGGGTTGATAAGCCGCGGAGACGTGCTGAATACGTGCGCCCGGGGACAACGTCGTGATGCTTTGGACGATCCGTGCGGAAAGGTTGTCCGCGATCACCACCGGGGTCTTGGCGTCTTGCAACAGTAGCCGCGGGGGACCCCGGGTAGCCGCGACCGCGTCCGGAAGATACTTCGAGAAATCGTGTCCTAGTTCTTCGCTGCGTATGAAGCCGCCGCGACGCAACAATACCCCGTCTTCGTCGAAGTCGAAGTTGACCAGCTCTAACGCGCCGTTGGGGTTGCCCTCTTCGTCCTCGGTGCGATCGAGTCCGAAGCGGAAGGGGATTTCTTTGGTTTGTGGTTCGAGAGGCATAAGAGGCTAGGTACTGATGAGCCAGTCGTTACCGGTCTTCTTGCGGGCAAAGTCGATGTAGAATAGCGGCGGTTGGTAATTGAGTGCGCCGCTCAAGTGCGTCAATTCTATGAACGCAATAGATATGCTGCCGCGCGCGGGGAACGTGCCCGTGCCGTTGTGTCCGTGCTGAGTCGACGTACGCAGGCCGTCTGACCAACCTAACTCACAGTGCAGCGCGCCGGATGCGTCCACGCACCGCCAGCCATGAATGTCCGGCATCACGCGCGGCTGCTGGGCTGCTGTTGAGTAACTGCCGGCCAGTGCACGGCCTACGGCGATGTCAAAACTCGCCGCGGCCGAGCTCCACGACTCACTTGTGAGATACCTGTTGTTGAAATCCGGGAATCCACCGGAGGCGAAAGCCAGGCAGAATCCAACGTAGTTACCCGTTGTGCCGTTGTTGAACGGGAAGGCAGCGCCGATCCTGACGTAGTATTTTTCGCCTATCACGATGCTTGGAATAGTTTTCCAAATGACAGCACCGCCACCGTTCCACAGCTGAACGATGAGCGTCGAGCCTACGATCGTAGACCTGTACTGATTCGCCGCCACCGCTCCCATGTTGCCCGGCTGAATGTCGCCGATCCGCGCCACCGTCGTAGTGCCGCTCGTAATGTTCCAGCCGCGCGTTGCCAGATCGGCACTGCCCGACTCGAATTCATCGTCCCACGCATTCGCGACGGTCGGCGGTTTCAGCCAGATGTGCTGTAGATAGGCCGGGATCGTCGCGGGAATGCTGGTCGTCGGAATGCCTACAACGGTCGCACCGACACGTCGGAGTAACTCCCCGTTGGCTACGGCGCCCATCACAAGCTGTGTTGGCCCCGAGGTCTCGTGGATGGCAACGACGCTTGTACTCGCAAGCGTGCCGTTCACGTCGCCACTAACCAACAACGCGCCCGGGTTCTGTCCGATCACCGTGGAGCCCGACCGCTTTAGCAAATCCAACGAATTGATGTTGCCTATGGTTAGCGCCGTCGGCCCCGAGGTCTCGTGTATCTTGTTTACTTGGTTCGCGTTGGCCGGACCATTTACGTCCCCCGTAAGGGTTACGCCCGCGGGGTCTACGGAAATCGTCGCGGGGTCGCCCCCGGTGATCGTGATGCCACCGCCCGCGATAAGGTCCACCCCGCCACCGCCCGCCTCGGCGATCTCTGCGTCGATCCACTTGAGGATATCCCCGCAGTGGTCGCGCAAGCGCTCTAGGTCCGTGCGAACGACGGGAACGGTAGTCTTGAAAGTGGCTGGAGGTACAGGCTTACGCATGGGGGAGCTCGGCCCTAGATGAGATCGTAAATCTCTTCGTACTGGTACTCCACGCGCCCGACGGTAAGCGTGTTCCCGGTCACGAGGTTACGGCATGCTTCCCGGATGCGTTCGGTTGCCGACTGTCGAAGCGCGAGCATCATCGCCGGATCGCGATCTTCTTTCGTGATGATATGTAAGGCCACGGTGGCGACCAGGAAATCATCCCACCCGTTGATCGACATAACCGGAGACAAGCTGATCAACGACGGCCCATACGGGACGTAATGGATCAACACTTCGCTCGGTTGTGCGGTCGGTGGGGCCAACTTGAATTCGAAGTTGATCAACCGGTACCGCGGGCGGACTTCGTCTTGGAAGTCGTTACGCTCGCGCCAGTTGAACTGTCGGAGCGATAGCCACTTGTTCGATGCGGTCGGGTCGGGGACGGCTGCGTCGACCAAGCGGTAGAAGTCGTCGGGCAACGTGTAGTCCGGGGGAACCAACGACGTATTGACCGCGAGGATTTCGATGGCGGCGTCGTCGCACGAGATGATCAGATCGATAAACTCGCGCGTGGCTTTGGTTAGGATCGTGAGGAGCTCGTCGTCAGTCGTGAAGTCAGTGGCCGGCGTGAGCGTCTGAGCGTCCGCACGGTAGCGGGCCTCGGTGATGATATTGGCGGCGGTAGTTTCGAGCATGGAGGCGGAGACGGGAAGCGGGCCAAAAGAAAACCCCGGGGCAACGACCACCATTGGTCGCGCGTCCGGGGTCCTCCACGTAAAGGCTTAGAAGCGGGGGCGGAGTTACAAGGTCCGCCCGTTTTCTCAGCCGGTGTATCTCGCGTTCTGTACGACCACGCGGTAGCCGAGCCGAACGCCCGAAGCGGGGTCCGCCGCGGTACCGCCCGCGGCCACCGTGAAGGTGATAACGCCGGTGGTGTTGCTGATGTCGGTGATCGACACCGTGTAGACGTTAGTCGCGTGTGCGAGTTGGAAGTCGGCGAAAAGGATATCCGCGACGCCGCCCTTGGTATCGAGTGTCAGCGTATACTTGCCGGCGCCCGTTACCTTAGCGATCGTCGCGCCCCGACCCACCTGTGACGCGACTGCGCCCGATGAGCCGATGGTCGCCTTACCGATCACATCGACTAGGAATGGACAAGTGACCTTGAGGTCACGCCACATGTTTCTATATAGAGCCATCCGCGAAATCCTTTAGTAGAATTTCACTTGGCAGTTGTACGAAGGGGCGAAGCAACCGATGTTGCCGTAATAGCCCACACGGATTTCGATCGAGTCCGCGTTACTATCCCAAATGAACTTGTTACCCAAGCCCTCGAGCACGCGGGGCTGGCCACCCAACGAAGCCGCGACCCAAGTTTTCATGTCGAGCAACCATGCACGACCCACCGGGACGTTACGGTCGGCGATCAAGTCGTAAGACCCGCCCATACCCATCATCTTTACCGAGGTAAAGGAAATGGACGCGGCATCGGGAGACTTGACCTTGTCGTAGATCACATCGGAGCCGAGCAGCTTACGAAGGTTGTTGAGATCCACCGGATTCAACATGCCGTGCGTAGTGATGCCGCCCTCGACGTGGATTTTCGAATCCGCGTCCTCGAGAGCTTCGATGATCGTCTGGCTGGAGCCGTCTTGGAACTGGCCGTACAGACGTGTGTCCGAAGCGCGGTCGACGCCGAGGAACAAGTTACCCGGGGTCGGTGCAACGTCGGGGATCCACTCGGCCAAGCCGTAGGTAGAAAGACCAAAGTCACCCTGACGAAACAGGTAGTCACCCGCGGTGAAGCCGGTCCACGCTGCAGCCGTAAGAGTACCCGCGCGTCGGTTGACGCCGGTAACCGTCACTGCCGCCGCCGCACCCGCGGCGCCGGTCGTGCCGTCCGTGGTGCTTTGAATGAGCTTCATCCCCTTTTCAAAGTTGGTGATGTCGGCGGGATTCGAGAGTGTCAGGACCGTGCCGGCGATGCCGCCCACCGCGATCTGACCGCGCGCGCCACCGTGGTTCCGATACATCGAAATCGCAAGGTTGCGGGCACACGTGCGGACGGTGTTGTCGATCTCCGACCGGGCCATCTTGAGAAACGCCCCTTCGTCGGATTCCGACGCGAGGATCGCCTCTAGCTCGATGCTCGACAACGCGTAGTCCTTCACGCGAGTAAGCAGAAAGTCTTCGTAAAGGCCGGGGGTCTTGTTCGCCTGAGCAACTTGGAAGTTGCGCGAAGCGCCTTGGTTTCCGCCGTACCAGATAACCAGTGGCATATTACGCCCCTGGAAATTCTCGTCCTTCGGCATGAGTGCAAGCAGCGGATTACCCTCGTAACCCACAAACTTGACCCGTCGGGACGGATACATTTGTTTAAGCGCGGCGTCTGCCGCGGTGACATCTAGAGCAGCCATAATAAGTTAAGCGAAGCGGGAAGACGGGGTTAGGCGGCGCGACCCTTACGAAGGGTTTGTTTCGCGATCTCTAACAAGTCGTCGTCGCTATCTGAATCGGTTGGGGGTGGGCGTGTAGCAGCCGGGGAAGTGTTTGTTAGCGTCGGTGTTGGGGCGGGCTTAGGGGTACCGACGGGTGCCGGGGAGTTTGGAGTCTGCCCGGCGGGGGCTTTGCTACGGGTCCGGTTCAGTCGCTCAAAGTGTGAGGCTAGAGTCGATTCCAGGACCGCCGCGGTTTCGTCCGCGGTCATTTCCCGGTTCTGCGTGCGATAAGCTTCGGCCATCACGCCAAACAGAGCGTCGGCCAATTCGGCGGGCTTATCGTAGAACGCGTGGGTGTAAGGGTACTGCTCTTCTTTGCCGGCGAGCTGGCGCGGGAGGTCGGCCTTGAACTGCTCGCGACGGTTGGCGGTCTCGCGTTCGGCCTCGGCCTTTTCGAACCGGGCTAGTCGGGCCTCTAGTTCTTGGGTCCGACGTTCGGCCGCGGCGGCTACGGTGTCGACCTTACGGGGTCCGTTCGCGATATAGTCTTCGATGGTCTGACGATCCCATTTGACCTTCGTGAACAACCGCTCCGGGTCCTCCCGAAACTCCGCGAGGTCCTTTTCATACTGGTCGGCAAAAGCGGCTCGTTCTTTCAAACGGGCAACTTCCGCTTCGCGCTCTTGTGCTGCGCGTTGGGCTTGGTTGCGCTCCGTCTCGAGGCGTTCGATTCGGTTGAAGACCCTAGCGAGCTTGGCGTCTTCGGGGTCGGCCGCCGGAGCCTCGTGAGGTTTCGCGGCGGCGTCGGAGTCCGGGGAGACGGGAAGAGATGTGGGTCGTGCCGGGTCCGCGTCGACGGGCGGTTGGCCCCGTACCTCACGGTAGACCGCAAGACCCGCGGCGTCGTCTTGTGACGGGTGATAGTCGGCGGCGGGAACGTCGGGCGTAGGCGCGGCGGGCGGGGGCGTTGCGGGGGCGGCGGGCGCCGCGGGGGTCGTCGTCTCTAGTGACATAACGGAAAGGCGGGGGCTTTACGGGGAGGACCCGGGGACCGTTACATCGGCAACCCGGGTGGAGGACCCATAGGGGCCGGGGGCATTCCCGGCGGCATCGGTGGGGCTCCAACACCCGGCGGCATTCCGCCCATGGGGTCGCCCATTCCCATTCCCGCGTCGGGCGGTGGAGCGGCACCCGGAGGCGGCGAGATCGGCGCTTGGAGGTCTTCCACGGCCGCGAGGAAATCACGCAGGAGGTTCAACCGATCCTCGGGGATGTGCTGCACGATCCCGCGCGTGAGCGCGTACGTTCCACGTTGCAACGCGTTTTCGAGGTTCTGACGGGGCTCGGGGTAGACCATCTCGCCCTCTTCCAACATCTGCCCTAACTGCCATTCCAACAGGTCGTTATCGGCGGTCGTTAGATTCCGCTCGGAGTCCAGGTCGGGGAATTCGAGCAGCGATTGCGCACGGTCCGGGGAAATCCACCCGTTCGCTTGCCACCGTTCCACTTCTTCGGTGCGGCCCGCGGGCGTGATCGGCAACACCGACGTGGGCCACGTCTCGATCCAAAAATCATCCGGGGAGATCGCGCATTCCTTCCACTTGATTTTCAGTTGGGTCTTGTTGGCTTGGGCATGGATGACATAACCCTCGCTGACCCCGTGGTCTCGTAGGTACTCGTCCAAGTCCTTCGCGCAACGCACCATCTGTCGCGAGAAGTCGCACGCGACGACCGCTTCCAACGACTGACTAACGTGCTTGAATCGGACCAGATGTTCTTCGGAGAGTTGCTCCAAGCCGCGTCCGGAGTCGATGCCCGGGGGCTTCGTGGCGGACACCTGCAACTCGTTGGTCCCGAGCTGGGCGTACGCTTTCGCTTGGAGCGTCCAAATCTGTTCGATGATCTGCGGATGGATCGGTTGGAACGTTTGGACGGTCGGCGGTTGCGGCCCGTCGTACGGAATAATCAACGCGGTTTCGTTCGTAAGCTTCGCCGCCTTTACACGAGCTCCCGCGGGATTGAAGATCCACGGCTGACCCACGAGCCGCATAGCCCGTTGGACTTTTTGAAGCAGCGTGTTGCATTCCCGCTCTAAACCCCGGATCTCCGCGACGGCCGAGTCACCCCAAAAGCCCCGGACGGGTGCGGACCAATAGAAGATCGAGAAAGGGAAGTAGTCGTAACACCACGGCTCCGACCCGAGCAGCAAACCGCTTGCGGCCACGACCCGGACCCCGTCGATCTTCGTGCCGTCGGTCTTATAGTGCGCGAGATGCCAAGCTTCGTAGATCTTGACCATCCGGTTTTGCCGTAAGCCCGGGGCCACCGCGTTATCGTCGCCGATGTCGACGAATTCCGGGATATCCGCGTAGGAGATCGGGGAAAGCTCTTCGATTTCCGCCGATTTCTCGGGGAACATCCCCTTGAGTATGTCTTTATCTATGAATTTGACGCGAAATAGGTTTTCCGGGTTCCCGTTGACCGCCTCCAGGTGGTCAACAAGTAGCTCGAGGGGAAATACCCGCTCCATCGCGACCCGACGCCGCCCGTAGTCCGGGTAAAAGTACATCACCCCGCAGTTGGACAGACACGCATCACGGAAATACAGCGGGACGTGCTTGTAGACCTCCAACTGTCGGAACATGCCGTCGAGAAACCGTTGTAGTTTCTTCGCCCGCATGCTTAGAGCGTAGTCCGCTCCATTCACGAGGATCTTGGGGCGGGGTCGGATCGACCCGACCTTGGCTTGCAAGGTCTCAGTAACGGCTTTCGTCAGGTTGAGTCGGGCGTTGTCCAGGTCGGGCGCGGGGTCGCGCCCTTGGAACAAGCCCCGGAGTTGCCGACCCCCAAAGCGTCTTAGATTCTTCTCGGTTTCGTTCCGCCGATTGGCGTCGTCTTCCCAAAGTACCTCACCGATCGCGTGCACCTTTTCGGCAAGGTCATCGCCTTTTAGCGTCCACCAAAGTGACGGGTCCTCTTTCGTCGATTCATCGTCGGAGGACCCTTTAGTTCCGTAGTCGTCGTCGTCTAGTGCCACGTCCCCGACGACAAATGGGCCAGGGCGTAAACGGCCGTTTAGGCGAACGAGAGACGATCAAAAGCGAAACCGAGGAACATTAAGAGTTAAACCGAACCCGTCAAATTGGCGCCCGGAGGGGTGGTGCGAAATGATTCGGTTTTCTGGTTTTTTGTTTGAGGTGTTCTGGCGGGTCCCATCCCCCCACCCCCTCCCTCCGCCGATGCCAGACTCTCGGCGGATTCCAGACTTTCGGGATTGGATTCCAGGCTTTGGTACCTGAATGATATCAAGCACTTAGCCTCGGGTACCCTATATGACCCCTCATGCATGGCCAACGTAAGGCATGCTGTATGCCTTTCGCTCCGAGTGTTTACGCACACTTAGCGACGACCGTCACAAGCGGTGTCACCGAGCTCCGGCGCTACGGCCCTCGAGCGGCTCCAGGAGGCGCTAGGCCTCGGACGCGGTGTAGGACACGTCCAAGGCTCTGCGGGGCCTCCTAGAGGCTCACAATCGGTCTAAACGGGGTACGTATACGCTACGCATGCACGCATTGTTTTGAAAATCCGACTGCCTACTCCCTGCCTACTCCCTGCCTATCAGCCCCCAAGTGGTGTACCTCGGACGTGCGGTGTGCGCGTCAATACCACCGGTCCATC